CAAACTGAAACCTAGAGAAGTGGTATGACACAATTAACCAATGATCAAAAATATCAATTAAATAAACTAGTTGACCATAGAGATTCTATTTCTAATAGTCTGTTTCATATTGAGCGTATTTTAAAAGAGTATTTTCCACAAGAATATGATATTGCTTATCAGCACTGGATTCCACAAATGATCACAGCACTATATGAGGATAATCGGTGGCTTTCCAGGGGAGAACATAATATGCAAGATACAATTGACCATATTAATGATAGTCAGTCTGGTTCTGGTGTAAAGAAATATATCTAATTGGAGTATATCATGAGCGAAGTTTATGCTATTACTAATTTAGAAGGTTATGCAGAAGAAATGAGGGTCTGTGCGGCCAAAAATATTTGTGATACTTATGATGATGATCTTAATGAGTATATTTCTATTGGTCAAATGATTAATCTTGTGAAAGAGAATTGTCTTGGATTTGATGAAGAAAATAGGCCGATGCTAGATGAAAATGCGAATGGTGAAATTTTTGAACAAACTTGTGTATGGATTCATAATATTGGTTTAGCAAGACTCGCTGCTAAAGACTTGGTTCAGTGTGCATGGAGTGATAAAGAGAATACCATGATTTTCTGGACGGAGAATAAAAATGAATCTAAACCAAAAAGAAAACGAAATAAGAAACCTAAAGGATAAAATTGCAGACATACGAGATTATATTTCTTCGGATTTCTGCAAGTCTTGTCTCAAGTATTATAAAGAGATAGAGGTTCTTGAAAAAAAACTGAAGGAATTAGAACAACAATAATTATGGGGCGTTGCAGCCGGTAGTTGCACATACTCTTATAAGGTATTCAAAAGGTTGGTTCGACTCCAACACGCCCTATTAACCCAGGAGATTATTATGAGAAATTTATATTTGGATATTGTTTTGATTATTGGTTTTGCTTTGAGTGTTGGTTTGAACGTATTTCAATTTTATACTATGGAACACGTTGAAGAAATGTATTTCAAACAATGTGGGTCTAGTATTATTGCAATTAGGGAATCTGAATTGAATAAAATGTTTGATCAACTTGAAGAAGGTTCTGAAAAATAGGGCGAGAAATGGTTTCGATTACATAAGGAGAATTATATTAGCAAGTGGAGGTTGGTCTGTTGGCCTCCTTAAAAGCAGACCAAACGCTTTAACTGGCGAAACTCAGTTAGCCCTTGCTGCTTAATTAAATAACAGCAACAATCTTAGAAAGCGATGAAGGTAGCGTTCAAAAGATTGATGTAAAATCCTTCGGCTGCTAGAATAGCCAACGGGTTCTAGCCTGAGATTAGTTGGTACGGAAAGATGAATGTTGTTTGTTCTTTAATCTTTCATAAAACTTATGAACATAATAAACTTGTAGAAGATATAATTTTAATTATGCTAAGACTCGGGTTCGACTCCCGACTCGTCCAATATGAGTAGAAAAATTTGTGTTTATTGTGGTAAAAGAAAAAATAGTAAATCCTTTTCTAAACATAGAGGACACAAAGATCGTCTGGATAGTAGATGTAAAAGTTGTGTTAAAAAAGAAACTAAGATAAGATATAAGATAAGAAAAAAAGCACCACCAGTTCCAAATAACTGTGAATGTTGTCATAAATTATTTTCAGAAAAAAATAGCGAAAGATTAGATCACTGTAAAAAAACTAAAAAGTTTAGAGGCTGGGCTTGTGATAAGTGCAATACTGGTATTGGTCAATTAGGAGATAATATTCAAGGAGTTTTAAATGCTTTTAATTATCTCTTATTAAGAAGCGATATTAGTGCTGATGAATTACCAGTATTAATAAATGGTGTTGTCGATTCTTTGAATAATCTGTTGTCCAGACAGAAAGATTCAAGTAGGGTTGCTTGACAAGTCGATAATCGTAGTGTAGAATGGCGATACACACAGGAGACTATTTGTAATGATTCACGATTTTGATTATGTTATGGGAATGGTTCGTGATCTTCGTGCTACAAGCAGCACTAAAGATAAGGAAGGAATTATTTTGGATTATTGCGGACATAACAGTGCCGCAGCATCTTTCGCTAAAAATATTTTACTTTATACTTATCATCCGTTGTGGCAATATAATGTAACCAGCGATAATTTGAAAAAGAAGAATCATCTTGTGGCTAGAAAGAATGAGTACAAAAATTTCTTTGATCTGCTGGATGCTCTAAAAAGTCGAAAGATTACTGGGCATGATGCTATCTCTGCTGTGAATAGTTTTATTGAGCATTATTCTGAATACGAGGAACTTATCCATTGTATTATTGACAAGGATTTGAAAACTCGTGCTGGTGATAAGATTATCAATAAGGCTATTCCTGACCATATTCCAGAGTTTAGTGTTGCTCTGGCAGATAAATATGAGCCTAAACTGGTAGATTGGAAGGATGGATGGTATGTTAGCCGAAAAATTGACGGTGCTAGATGTATTGGGATTGTTGACTCTAATGGTGATACTACCTTCTATTCCCGCACAGGAAAGGAGTTTGATACTCTTGGCATCGTTCGGGATGGCATTAAGGCTCTTAACATTACTAATGTAGTATTTGATGGTGAACTTTGTCTAGTTGATGATGATGGTAATGAGGATTTTCAGGGAGTTATGAAACAACTAAAGAAGAAGGATCATACTATTCCTAATCCATCTTTTAAGATTTTTGATATGATTACTCACGATGAATTTTATAGCAAGAAGGGCGAGAAGAATCGTCCATATTCTATTCGCTATAATAATCTAAGAGAAGTTATGAGAGACAATTCTTGTCCATGTCTTAGTGTTCTTGGTCAAGAACTTATTAAAGATGACGATCATTTTGCCGAATGGACTAAACGAGGTAATGATTATTCTTGGGAGGGTCTAATGCTGCGTGCTGATGAAGCATATAAAGGTAAGCGTAGTAAAGACTTGCTCAAAGTTAAGAAGTTTTTTGATGATGAGTATGAAGTCATTGATACTGAAATGGGGCCATTTAGATATGTGTTGAATGGTAGAGAGCATGAAGAAACTATGCTTAGTTGTGTTATGATCAAACATAAGGATAATATTGTACGAGTTGGTAGTGGTTTCACTATTGATCAACGTCAGGAGTTTTATCAGAATCCTAAAAAGATTCTTGGAAAGATTATTACGGTTCAGTATTTTAGTGAGAGCGAAAACCAAGATGGTGGAATTAGTTTGCGTTTTCCAACATTTAAAATTCTACATGGTGCTACGAGAGCCGTTTAAAGAAACGGGTCTTGACAAACCGATACCAGTAGTGTAGAATCACAGCATACCCATTGGAGACTAAAATGATTGTTGAGAACACAGTGATTCCAGTTCAGTATAATACGATGGACAAGAGCAAGGCAGATATTTTCTTTGAGAATTTTCCCAAGGACAAGGTTGTTGCATACAAGGAATATTGGGAGAGTGTGCGACCACAAAATGTTGATGATATTTTTCGTCGCTATCTGTTTGCTTATTGCTCTGTGCATACTACTTGGAAAGGTAATTGTGCAGGATATAACGCTATTAAGAATTTTAGTGAGTGGGTTGATGACGAGAATATACTGAGAGAAAAACTCCACAAAAGCGGTGTGGGTCTACACAATAATCGTACAAAATATATTTGGGATTTTGCCACAAAGTTTTGGGCCAATCCTAAAGACTTTTATTTTACTACTAAGAAAGGTCACGTTAAGAAGCGTGATAGTATTCTTGGAAAGATTAGTGGTATTGGGTTGGCTAAAATTAGTTTTGCCCTGGAAATGATCCATCCTAATGAGGCTAGAGTATTGTGTGGCGATGTTCATCAACTTCGCCTTTACGACATGGAACATCTTAAATATAATAAAAGTAAGAGTGGCACTGATACCTATAAAAAGATGGAGCGTCATTGGATGGTAAATTGTGGCAAGCATAAAGTACCATCTTATATTGCACGATCTATTTATTGGGATGCTCTGCAAAAGAAAGATGATTCTCGTTATTGGAGTTTTGTTCTGGAGGATTAAATGAGTCAAAATGGAAAAGGGTCTAAACGTAGACCAAAAAATATTGACCAAAAAACTTGGGATAAAAATTGGGATAGAATCTTTAAGAAGAAAAAGAAAAAGTGTAATTAATAGTGTCTCTCAATATATCTGGAGGCTATAATGATAATGAAAAATTATGTGGCAGATGAGTTGGCTAATAAAGTTCATCATCTAACCTTAGCATTACAGCAGGCCAATAAAATTATTGAGAAGTTAGATGAACAAAATGAAAATCTCAAAGTAATTCTATCTAATCTTGGCGTAGAAACAGAAGAAAATAATCATCAAGAATTTTATTTAGTATGAAAACATTAACTAGATCATCATCTGATAGAATGTTTTTTGGTGTTTGTGGAGGACTAGGAGAATATCTAGGAATAGATTCTAGAATCATTAGAATACTAGCAGTATTTGGTACTCTGGCTAGTTTTAGTGCTATATTCTGGATTTATCTACTTTTAGCAATCGCACTACCCAACGAAAAATAATTCAAGGTCTGGCTGTTGACAAGCCGATAACCTATGGTAGAATGAGGATACAACACGGGAATCAATCAGTCGCGTGACTGAAACCGTGAAGTAAGTTTGGATTTTTTGGAGGTTGATTATGGCTGAAGTTACTACGGTTGAGAAGCAGAAGCGTGTTCGTTGTAGTGATGAGCAATTCCTAGAGGCTGTTTATTCTTCTAGAACTTATGCTGAAATTGCAACAAAGACTGGGCAGAAGATTGCTAGTACGATGGCTCGTTATGCTCGTACAAAGGCTGCTCTTTCTAAGAAGGGTATTGAATTGCCTTCTATGGAGCGTCAAAAGCCCACAAAGAATGTGGATCGTGATGAGGCTATGGCGGATATTGTACGTCGCCTCAAGGCTCATACAAACGGTTGATTTAAAACAAATGGTAGTCGGCTACAACAGTTTAAATGATTGAGGCACACAAGCATAATCAACCTCAAACTTTGATTGTTGTAGTCGATTACTTTTATTGCCGGGGTGGTGAAATTGGCGAAACACAGGGGACTTAAAATCCCCCACATTAGAAACGCTGCGGGTTCGAGTCCCGCTCCCGGCACTAAAGTATCAGAAAGAAAATTATGAATGAACATTCTAACCCACTTGATTATATTCTCAGATGCTCTGAACAAGGAATTGTTCCTAAATTGTTTAGTGTGCAAAATGCTAAGGATGAACTTAAAAGATTAAGAGAAGAATTGCATTACTATAATAATTTACAAGCGGTAGCATGGGGTAAAATTAATAGTCATGGTCAATTATATGATCTAAGAACTCAAGACAATCCTTATATTAATGATGAGATTGTTGTTACACTCTATTCTAATAAGGCAGAGTTTAAGGATTTCTACGCTAAATTTAGGAAAAATAATGTCAACTTATCCTAATAGATTTTTTAGAGGATGGTGTTCTAATGAGGGCAATCCACGTTCTCACATTCTTCATTATCATATATCTACTATTAGGGATTTACCTGATTATGAAGGCGGCCTTATACCAGAAGAAGTAAAATCTCTGGAAGAATATTTTAATCTGGATGAAGAAGCAGAGGGTGAACCATACTATGCTGTTTATGCTACATTTAGATTTGATATTAAAAGAGGCCCAATTAAAATTTTTGAGGGCGATGATTTAAAAACTGCTATTTTTATTGTGGAAAATCTAAGTGGTAATAAGGTACAAGAAAATGATCTGCACCGATTTTAAGATTGATTATAGTGGATGGTTTGAAGAAGGTGGATATTGTCAAATTTATCCTATTTACGGTCACAAAGATTTGGGATTTAAAGAATTCCATACCAAGAAAAAAGCAGAGTATGCTCATGCTGTTCAGAAAAAATTGAGCAAGTTTGATCTTGCACCAAAAGTCTACGGCAATCTTTGTAAACTAGAATTTCAGCCAGAAGAAGATTCTTACCAACCAGACCCTAGCGATTGGGGATATATTACAGAGTTAGCAACAGTTTATAATCCTAATACTGTTGTTAGTATGAGACACATTCAAAATCTTGTGACTAAAATTCATGAAAAAACCAAATTAAAATTTTGGGATTGTCATTGGAGTAATGTTGGCGTAATACAAAGAAAAGGTCGTAATAAAGTTGTTTGTATTGATACAGGAAAAGAAAGTTTTGATGGTTGTGCTAATGCTTGGGGATTTGCCGATCCTGGACCAAAATGCTCTTATTGTTTAAGATACCAATGTAGATGTAGCGAGTATTAAAATGCCATATATTAACGAAAAAGAACGAGAAGAATTAGATGATGCTATTGATAATTTAATTCTGGCTATTCGTAACGATTTTATAGAACATAAAAGTTTAAAAGATTGCTTGGGCAGAATAAACTACTGTTTTTCTCGTATAATTTGTGGTGTTATGGGCGATACTAGTTATCCTAAGATTGCTATGATTACTGGTGTATTAGAGAATATTAAACAAGAATTCTATCGTCGTGTTGCATCTCCTTATGAAGATAAAAAAATATTGGAGAACGGAGATATAAAAGAATATAAAAGGAGTTTCTAATGTCCAGAGATTTTGATAATATAATGAAAAAGATTAGTGAAAGTAATAAAGATATTCAGGGATTGGATAAAGATTTTAATAAAGAAATTACAGATATTAAGAAATCTATCAAGTCACTAACTGCTAAAATAGATAGTGTTGAATCGAAAATTAATGATATATTAGCAGTTTTAAATAGTTTTACTATTATGCTGGCTGAAGAAGAAGAAGAAGAACTAGATGATAATCCAGAGTGGACTCCATATGATAGTTATGAAATTGATGGAGATGATGATGGGGAAGATTATTTGAATGGCTAGTTTAGCACTATTAGTCACTATAATTTTTCTGATAACAATCTTAATAGGTCCGATTACATATCTTTTGGCAAAAATTGGTTTTCCATCTATTATTATATATATATTAAGTATAATTAATATTATTATTGGTATAAATTTTTGTTTAATAGCAACTCCAGTATGGTATCTAGGTTTATTACCAATTTATTGTGGCTATATTAGCATACGGGTTGCAAGCAAAAAATAAAGTGAAGGTTGACAAGGCGGTTTGCCGATGGTATACTTGGGTTATCACAGGAACGATTGAAACACTTTTGGAGAACAGGAAATGAAGTTGGCAGATAGGACGATTGAGGTTCACAGTGCTGGTGTTAGAAGTGCATCGCAGTTTAATATTGCACAGACCAGCAAAATGTTTAAAATCCTTTCGGATTCTCTGTATTCCGATAAGGTGATGGCAGTCATTCGTGAACTGTCAACAAACGCTAATGATAGTCATATTGCATCTGGCAATCCTAATCCTTTTAGGGTTAAGTTGCCTAGTGCTGGTGATCCTAATTTTAGCGTGAGAGATTTTGGTACTGGTCTTAGTCAGACCGATATGGAGAATCTTTATACCACTTATGGTGCAAGCAATAAGAATGATAGTAATGATTTTGTGGGCTGTCTTGGGCTAGGGTCTAAGAGTCCGTTTGCTTATACCAAGAGTTTTACGACAACATCTTATTACAATGGTAAGCAGTATACTTATATTGCTGCTATGGATGATAGTGGTGTGCCAACTCTTAATTTGCTCCATACTATTGATACTGATGAGCCTAATGGTTTGGAAATTAGTTTTGCTGTTAAGCAACACGATTTTCATGAGTTTAGTCAGAAGGCTATTCGTATTTTCCACTACTTTAAGAATAAGCCTATTATTTCTGGTGGAATTGGTACAGATTTCTCCAAGGAATATAGCAATCGTAATATTGTGATTGACGGTGATGGCTGGAGAGTTTGCAGACTTAATAACAATCTGTTTCCCACCCAATATCATCGTATTGATAGTGGTGTTGTTGCTATCATGGGTAATATTGCTTATCCAGTAGTTACCTCTCATCTTATTGGTGAAGATAAGCAGGAAACTCCAGATCATATTGCCAAGTGGAATCGTGCTTTCAATAAGGCAGATATTGCTTCATGGAAGGCTTTTGTGGGAGAAATCATTGGTCAGGGTCTTTATCTTGAACTTGACTTTGGTATTGGTGATTTGGAGATGGATGTTAGTCGTGAAGGATTACAGTATACCAAAGCAGTAGTTAAAACTCTGCGTGATAAGACTCAGGATATTTTCCTCCAAATGAAGGAAATGTTCAGCAAAAAGATTGCTGCTGCTAAAACAAAGGTAGAAGCAATTGCCACATATTATACAATGAATGATCTTGCTGGTGGTTGGGGAGTGGGTGCAACATGGACAGACTCTAATAATAAGACCCACAACATCAACAGTGGTGAGGACTTGGAATATAAGATCAAGGCCGGAAAGAGTCTGTACGTTTTTAACTACAGAAGCACTGGCTATCGTTCTCGTCGTTTAGTTTATCAGACAGATAGGATTCATCACGAAACTCTGACTGGTAAAGGCTATCAGTATTGGAATAGTCAGAAGAAGAATGGCAAGATGGCTTTCTTCCAGTGTGATATTAAGACAGAAGAAACAGCAAAGAAGATTGTTACTCGTTATTGTAACCAGAACGATTGCTTTGCTTATCTGATGATTGATACTAAGGACTACACCAAGAGTGATGAGGGTTTTGATGATCTGATTAATGATGTTGGATCAGAAAATATCCTCATGGTTTCTGACTATAAGGATTTGATCAAGAACAATAATCCACGCAAGAATAGCACTAGAAGTAGTCAGGGTAGTGTTAGTAGTCAGGATGCTTTCCTAATCATTGGAAATCATAAGGATACTACTACTCTTAGTATTGGCTATAACGATGCCTCACACATGAGAGAGATGAGTGAATCTCGTCTTGATGATATGCTTGAGGAAGATTCTATTGTTTATGTGCCAATTCTTAGATATAAGACCGTGCAGAATCAAGATATTCCAGAAGTTAGTGCAATCTTTCAGAATTTTACTACTGATAATGCAAAGCAACTTATTGGTAATACAAATATCTATGCAATTAAGCATAACTTTGTGGAAAAATTGACCAAGGAAGGCTATAATCTTGTGCCGTTTAATGATTTCATGGTGGATCGTCTAAAGAAAATTAAGACCAAAAGGTTTGATACTGTATCACAATTTAATGGTCTTGTTGAATATTGTCGTAAAGAATATTCTAAAGATGAGAAGCGTGATCAGTATAGGTACTATAATCATGGTTTTGTGGATCGTCAGATTCTTTTCCATATTCTAAATATCTTTGGTCTTGATTACGGTAGTCAGATTAATAATGCTACGCTAGTTAAGGCTATTGATCACTGTATGATTATGGAGTTCTTTAGTGATACTGTGCATAGATCAACTTTTGATATTGAGCGATTTAAGGCTAATGATTATTTTGGTCACATGAGTAAACTGCTACATGATCTTGGCATCAATGGTGTTAATAGTCAGTTGGTCAGAGAGACTAATGTGATGTATAATAGTCTGGTTCAAATGTTGACCAATTTGTACGGTGTTGACAATAAATATACAAAATATATTAAAACATCAAGTAGCGATAGTGTTAGTCTGCCTTCAATTGAGAATCTTAGAAAAACTCTTAAAGAAGCAGTTGACAGCAACCCGATGTTGAAGTATATTGTTGGTAGCACCCAAGTAACAGGCAATCTGAGAGAACTAAAGAAGGATACTAATCCTCTTTTGCAGATTGATGATCGTCATGGTTATTATGGTGGCAAAAGTGGTGATTGGTATAATCAGTTGGATGATGTGGAGTCATTCAAGAAGCAATTGAGTAGTTTGATTAAGTAATTTAATTTTCACAGGAGATTAAACAATGAGCGTTCCGTTTATGTGGGTTGATGGTAATCTGACACTGGTTCTTAATAATAGAACCTATCAGGTTTTGCCGGATCATATTAATTACAAAATGATTCTGGAAGCGTTGCCAACAGCAACAGCAGATGAACTCTTGGAGATTGTGGATATTGAAAAGGCTGTCTCTACTTTTAGTGATGGTCTGGTGGAGATCAAGAATGGTAAGGTTTTGTATGAGGGTGAGGAAGTTCATGGTAGTATCAGTAAGCGTATTCTTGAGTTTATGAGCAAGGGTCTACCGTTCTATCCTCTTGTTAACTTTCTTCATAATCTTATGGAGAATCCTAGTATGCAGAGTCAAAAGGAACTTTATGATTTCCTTGAGCATGAGCATCTGCCAATCACTGAGGATGGTTACTTCCTTGCTTATAAGGCAGTCAGAAGTGACTACAAGGATAAGTATCGTGGAGTATTCGACAATAGCGTTGGTAATGTCTGTAAGATGACTAGAGCAAAGGTTGATGATAATCGTAGTCGTGGTTGTTCTGATGGACTTCACGCTGGTGCATTAAATTATGTTGCTAGTTATGGTAGTCTTGAGGCTGGCGATAAGATTGTTATCGTTAAGATTAATCCCAAGGATGTTGTGAGCGTACCAACTGATTGTAATTGTGAGAAACTTCGCACATGCGAATATCTTGTAGTTGGTGAATATCAAGGTGAACTTCTAAAGCCTCTATATTCTGCCAATTTTGCTGAGGATGATTATACGGATGAGGATGAGGATTATTCCAACGATTATGATTGGAACTGGAATGATGATGAGGAAGATGTAGACGCTGCTTACTATGAAGATGATGAGGACGAGGATACTGACGGTTACGGTTTCTATAGTTGATCTTTAAGTATGGTAGTCTGGTGACTAAGATCATAGCCTCTGGTATCTTTAGATTCACACGCTATGTGAGGGGGTTCGATTCCCTCGCCATCTTTTATTATGAATAAATTTCCAAACGATTCCGATGAGCCAGAAGATATTGAAGGAGAGCATATTAAAAAGCACTACTTCAAGATTGATGTGGGTAATCTAAATAACTTTTGGGGATTTAGTGAATGGATCAAAGATGTAATTAGTCAAATAGACAATCTTCCTGTTAGTGTTTCGTTTCCTGTGAGTGATTTGATCCCCAATACAGCGGGTGGCTTAAACTCCCCCCTGTATTTGGGGAACAATCATTTTAATGAGGGCGTATGGAAAATGAAATATTTTGTATATAACCCAATTCAAATGAGTTATATTAAACACTTAGAGAGTCATGCTGTTCATTTTATTAATCAACCAAACTACTATAGAGGATTATATGATATTCTCAACTAGGAAATTAAAATGAGTGCTTGGTATCAAATCAAAGATTTAGAAGGTTTTATTAATCATGCACGACAATTGGTGTTCCAATCATTTGGATCTATTAATGATGATGCCAATGATGATTTAACATACACACTATCTATATTAGCACCAAAAGATCAAGAAGAATTAGATAGAATATTGACATATGATGAATGTTTTACTATGGCTAAAAACCATATGAAAGTTAAAATAAATAAAAAAAGTAAAACAGAAAATTATTATGTTAATGATCTGATACTAAGTGCAATATTAGAATCTTTTAATAGTAGAATGGTCAGTAATATATTATCTAAATTGGTTAGTGATGGACTATTAGACAGTGCGTTTGATAGTGAAAAAAATGATTTTGTATTTTGGATAAAAGATAATGAAGAACAAAACGATACACAAAAGCCAGAAACCGATTGATTACGAAGCACACTTTAAATATGAGTGTCCAGAAAAGCGTTGTGGATTTACTCATTGGATAAGTGCCAGACAAGCCCAAACAAAAGGCTATAAAATAGTCTGTGATTGTGGAGCAGTATTCAGACCTAAAAGAATACGAAATATTAAAATACAATATGTCGCTACGGTAAGAAAAGAATATAAACCCACAACTGCAAAACAGACAGAACAAAAAATAGTACAAGAAATTAACATTGACTTTCTAAGCCAGTGTGTTAAAGTATTGGTTAACTATGGTTTTACCGATACTGAAGCCAGAGAATATATAATCTCTGCTTATCGTATAAATCCAATTAATAATGTTATTGGCCTAATTAAATTTACTTTGGAACAAATTGGAGAAAATAATAATGGCAAACGGAATTCGACCAACTCAATTTAGTGAGATCATTGGTCAGACCGATGTTCTGAATCGTCTGAGCGTCTGTGTGACGGGTTGTAAAAGTTCTGGTGGTGTGATGCCTCATGTTTTAATAGACGGGCCTCCTGGCCTCGGTAAAACGACTATAGCGAGTGCCATAGCGTCTGAGATGGGTTCAAATCTGTATACCACCAATGCTGCTAATCTCAGAAGCATTAAGAATATTCTCCCTTATCTAATGGGAATGGATCAAGGATCAATCTTATTTATTGATGAAATCCACAGACTACCAAAGATTGTGGAAGAATTTCTATATCCAGTTATGGAAGATTTTAAACTCCATATAGTTGTTGAAGGAGTTGTTGAAGATATTGACATTCCAGTATTTACTATGGTTGGTGCTACTACCAATGGTGGAAGATTAAGTCAACCATTTTATGATCGTTTTCAAATTAAAGAACATCTCTCTTTTTATACCGACGATGAGTTAGCCAAACTAGCAGGATTGAATTGTGAGAAACTAGGAATAGTCATAGAAGAATCAGATCTTTTGGAAATTGCACAGAGAAGCAAAGGTACTCCTAGAATTTTAAATGCTAGACTACAGTGGTATAAAAATTATAAAGTTTGCAATCCTACAGCAAAATGTGTGAATGATATTTTTAGTGTGCAAGGTATTGATAAATATGGTTTAGATGTGTATGATAGAATGTATTTGCAATTACTAGTCAAGTCAAAAGGTAGTCCCCTTGGACTAAAGAGTATTTCTTCAATAACTGGTATCGCTACGGAGACTATAGAGAATAGCATTGAGCCATTCTTAGTAAGAAAAGGATTTGTAGTAAGAACCCAAAAGGGTAGAGTAATCGGAGATTACAAATGAAAAAAAGATTTTCTTCAATGGCTAAGTAAATAGGTCATTTTTTAATATATAGCCCCCCAAAATAGGGATCAAGGTGTATAAGATAAATGCACCACTCTAGAGAAATTTATGGCTATAGATATTATTGTATATAATTCTGGAAACAGTATTAAAAATGGCACTATAATAGTCCAGACAGGCGGTATTGTATCAGCAAGCGGTTTTAAAACTAGAGACTCATATGTTTTAAACACTCCATCCATTTCTACAATACAATCAGAATATACGAACAGATTTGATGATCCATCCTACTATTATGGGGGTGGTCAACTAGGTCATGGAGCATTTAGTAATTCTGGTACTATAACAGCCACTAGTGGCAACACAGCCTATGCAATACCATATACTAATACTGATGATATTAATCCTGATGTGGTTCAATTAGTTAATGATTCTCAAATAAAAGTTTTAGTTGGTGGAGTGTATAGTTTAACATGGAGTATTCAATTTGCTAAAACAGGCGGATCGACTGCTAGTTCCACAGTTTGGGTCAAGAAAAATGGAGTTAATCTTGATCGTTCAGCAACAGATAAAGGTTTTAGTTCAGGATCATTATCAGCAGAATTATTTACTGTCAATATTGTTGCCACATTACAGAAAAATGACTATTTAGAAATTTGGTGGTCAACAACAGATACAGCAGTTCAAATGGTAGCAACAGGAGTAAGAACAGAACCAGTAAGACCAGCAGTACCCAGCATTATAACTACTATAGTGCAAGTTTCTAACTTTATTGGATAATATCTTATGAGTAACTATCTTAATTTAGATATACCTACTTTTATTGCATATTTAGATACTAATTTTTTCTATAATCAACCTCCAAGCATTGATTCTGAAAGAATTGTTGTAGAAGTTTTTAATCTGACATCCATTCCACAAAGATGTGCTATGTTTTCTGTGATGACAGAATTTGGGAGTCAACACGCAAGAGTCCCAATACACTATCTGCGATCACATAATAATGGTGGCTCTAATTTCCCATTAGATTGGATACAATTATGGGATAGTTTAAGTTATTATGCTTCAGTAAAAATAGATCAGTACACTAAAAATAGAGCGGTAAATATTCTTTTAAAAAATAAGAGTCTACATAAAGCTAAATATTTATTTACTATTGATTGGTGTTTTGGTCCACAATATCAAAATGGATATGGAGAAATATCTGCTGGTCATAAGTGTGGTCATTTTTTTGAAGGGTCTGAGGGTCAGTATTTTTTACAACCAAATAATAGAGTTCTATGGATGGATGGTGGATCTTTCATTAGTAAAAAATTAGATAAAAAACCAGACTGGAAAGTTTTTGGTTTAGAATTTAGTTGTGAAAATACAGGTAGTAGATGGACAAGTGAAAGTCAAGAAGAATTATTTTTTTATGACTTTAAAGAGATGTAATGATGTTTGGTTTTAATAAGTTACTAAGATATGCTTATAGATCTCCAAAATGGAAAACAGTAAGAAAAGAACATCTAAAAAATAATCCGTGCTGTGCTGCGTGTGGTAGGAGTAAGAAGGTGGAGGTTCATCATAAAATTCCTGTGCATATTAGTCCTGAAAAAGAATTAGATCCATCAAATCTAGTAACATTATGTGACGATCCTTGTCATATAGTTTTTGGCCATTTAATGAACTATAAAAGTTATAATAAAGATGTTAGCAATGATTGTGCGGTGTATCTGAATAAGGTCAAAAATAAACCCCTCTAATATGGAGGTTAGCCTTGGTCAGATACTTATTTATTTTTCTAATATTAATAGGATCCAGTTTAGCAGGAACTATTGACCCTAGTACTCCAGACAATCAATATTTGGAGTATGCTAAAGAGTTTAGTTTTATGGGAAAGATTGGTGGTAAAAATCAAAAGGGAATGACTTACTTTGCTTCTGGAGTTGCCATCAGTTCGCATCGTATTTTGACTGCTGCCCATGTTGTCAAGGATTGTAATAGTTGTTTTTTTTATATCAATAATAAAGAGTATTGTGTTTATAAAGTCGTTTATAGTAAAAAACATGATACAAGTTTTGGTGTTGGTGATATTGCTTTAGGTTTTATAGAAGAAGATCTGAAATTAGAATCTTATCCACAACTATATACTGAATTTGATGAAATCGGAAAACTATGTTCTATATCAGGTTTTGGAATGACAGGAACATTTGAAACTGGACCAAACATTGGAGATACTAAACATAGAGCAGGATTAAATCGGATAGACTATATTGAAAATGAGTTATTGGTGTGCTCGCCCAGTAAAGGTAAAGATAAAACAAAATTAGAGTTTTTGATAGCGAGTGGAGATAGTGGTGGTGGATTATTTATTGATGGTAAATTAGCTGGTATTAATTCTTGTGTTTTTGTAAGTCAAGGCTCACCAAATTCTAAATATGGCACAGAAAGCGGACACACCAGAATTAGTAAATATATTGATTGGATTAGAGAGAGTGCAAGATAAGTATTATCACCCGCTCTGCATAACTATATGATGTATTTTACTAATAGTCAAGCGAAAAAAATTTTAAGAATAGACTTGACTACTTCAAAAAATGGGCTATATTTAAACTAAACCAGGAGATTACAATTGATCTAACATGACAGACGATTACAGAAAAGACCTAAGAAGGCAGAATATTCAAGGAAAGAATTTTAAGAAACAACACATTTCAGAGGAACAAAGATTTTTATCTAAGTCTAAAAGTCAACTCAAAAAGAAAAGAGAAGACATTATAGAAGAAGAACTTTGGGAAGATTGGGAACAGGATTATAAATGAAATATATTGAAGAAATCCAGAATGGGGATTGTTTTGAATATCAAGGCAATAAGTTTTTGTTAACATCAGATTTTCGTAAAAACGGAAATAGATTAGCATATAACTTAACTAATGGATTAGCCAAATGGTTTAATGCTCAAGATATTATTAATATTTGTCCAATCTATACGCTAGACTCCAATAATAATATTGTAGCAGTAAAAGAAACTCCTAAGTCAAATGTTGAAGTATAGAATACAAACTTTTCTTAAATCTTTGTTTTGGCATATCTATTCTGGTTTTCCAAAGTCTAGTCAGACTGAGATAAATAGGAGATATAATATTTGCTTAACTTGTCCTAGTTATGATAATAAAAATTTGCAATGTCTAGAATGTGGTTGTAATATTAATAATAAGAAGAAATTCTTGAATAAGTTGGCATGGGCTGATCAGTCTTGTCCACTAAATAAATGGGAAAAATTAGGATAATAATATGAATATTGCTCATAAATTACATTCATCTAAGACTCCTATCATTCATGGTGATTTATTTACGTTTATCGATGATCATATTCATGGTGGTAATAATGGATGTAGTATTATAATCCCTCATGTATGTAATAATATCAATTCATTCGGGGCAGGATTTGCAGCAGCAGTTGCTAACAGATTCCCAATAGTCAAAGAAAATTATCACCTTTTAGGATCTAAAATTTTAGGACGCACACAATTTATCGAAGTATTTAAAGATAAAACTTTTGGTCATTCTCTAATTTTTGCAAATATGATATCTCAAAATGGTACTATATCTTCCAAAAATCCACGGCCTCTAAATTATGCTAGTCTTTGTCAGTCTATGATTATGGTATCAAAATTTATTCGTGAAAAATTCGATAAAGATCAATCAGTACAAATCCATGCACCAAAATTTGGGTGTGGTCTTGCTGGAGGTAATTGGAGTTTTGTTTCAGAGTTAATTCGTGATATTTGGTCTAATATTCCAGTTTTTATATACGAGAAAAAATAATGTCTATTAGTTTTAATTTTCTTGGCCAGCAAGGTAGACTAGGTAATCAGATTTTTCAGTTTGCTGCTACTAAAGGATTGGCAAGTCATCATAAATATCATTATATAATACCGAAAGAAAATCATCAGTTGATAGAGTGTTTTACTCTACAATCATTAGACGAGTCTAATTTTGGCTTTAATCAAGTTTCTCAAAGAATAAATGAAAGATTTTTTAATTGGGATAAATTATTATTTGATCAATGCCCAGACAACATAGATTTATTTGGATACTTCCAGTCTGAAAAATATTTTAAACATATTGCCAATGAATTAAGATTTGATCTTACATTCAAAAAAGATATATTAAAAACTGCATTTGTATTTTTAGAAAATTTAAGTAAAGAACCTATAATATCTTTACATATAAGAAGAGGTGATTATGTAAATCATCCTAGGCACGGTGGATGCTGTACTAATGAATATTACTCAAATGCTCTAGACCTATTTGATAAACATATTCCAGTAGTCATAGTTAGTGATGACCCCTCATGGATAAAAACACAAGATTTATTTAAGTCAGATAGATTTATAGTATCAAATAATAATCAATTCGTCGACCTTTGCATAATGAGCTTATGTGACTATCATATAATTGCTAATTCTTCATTTTCATGGTGGGGTTCATGGTTATCTTGTAGTGAAAAAACAATCGCTCCTAAACAATGGTTTACTTCCGCTGCTGGTATTGAAAACTGGAATGATATTTATTGTTGTAATAGAAATTGGATTTTAATATGAATTTTAGCGTTTTTTATACTTGTTATACAGAAACTGAGGCGGTCAGTTATTCCATAGATACGTTAAAGGTAATATATCCTGATTGTCCAGTATATCTAGTATCAGATGGTGGTAGTGATTATACTTTTTTAGAAACTAAATATAGTAATATAAAAACTAATTTAGAGTTTGATTCTAGAGGATTTGTTCCACAGATTAATGATAATTTTAAAAATCCAGATCAACAATTATTAATTAAACAATCTATATTAACTTTTTTAGATAGAACTAAAAGAGCAATAGAATATGGTCAACAAGACTATCTATTAGTTATGGAGCCAGACGTATTAGTCAGAGGTAAACTATCCAATCCAAATAATAATTATTTATTAGGAACAAGAATTAATAGTGGACTGTCAGATACACTAAAACAAACTTTACAATTATACCCACAAGGTATATCTATTGATAATTGGGGAGCAACACCAGCAATCTTTAATAGTCAAATATTTTTGAAAGCATATGATAATTTTTTAAAATATCCAGATCTATTAGATAAATTATGCTTATCAGATAAAAGATTGGCCAATTATGATATTGTATTCCCCGTATTATTTGCAACTATCGGAGTAGTTGAATCTTTTAATCCAGAAATTGTAGAGTGTTATAGAAATTCAGAATGGCAAACTAGTAATCATCCATTAGTACATCAATTTAGAGCAAAATATCCAACAGCATCTCAAGGATATACTGGTAGACATAACGATAATGAATTCGGGAGTAATTGGTTGTGGAACAATCAAGCACAGTCGTAACTGCATTATTTGATATAGGCAGAGACAGCAAAGGTGATGGAAGAACTATAGACCAGTATTTGGACTGGTTTGACAAAACATTAAAATTAAATGTTCCATTTACTATTTACACAGAAAATCGATTTAAAGATTTTATCTTACAACGTAGAGATATTTCCAATACTTCTATAATTATTCAAAATCTAGAAGATGTTCCATATTATAAATATAAAAATAAAATTGAAGATATTTTAAAATCGCCTAGTTATCGTCAATTAATAAAAGATTCATCTAGAATAGAGTGTAATCTATCGTTATATAATATTATTCAATACTCTAAATTTGAATGGTTGGTAGATGCAATTGATAGAAATAATCAATACGACTATTATTTTTGGATGGATGCTGGATGTAGTCGGTTTTTTGATGATGTGAATACTTCTATTATATGGCCACAAAATTATTCCATATTAAAAAAAGATAGATTGAATATTCAAGGAAATATCAATACTATAAAATATTATCAGTCATGGCCAGGAGACGATATTTATGTTTGGGATAATAATTGTTTATTAGTTGGAACATTATTTGGTAGTTCATCAATAGTATGTAAAAATATTGCAACAAAAATGAAATCCTTATTTGAGTTTTATCTCAATCAAGATATTGTAAATAATGAACAAATATTATTAGCTATATTATTTAAAAATAATCCAGAACTATTTTCAATCCATATAGAATTGAATCATAAACATCTCCCGTATTTCTCTGCATTATCTCATCAATAATCATGAGTGAAAAAATTATTAAAACTTTGAAGGGATTTTCTGGAAGCACTGTTTTATTGATGGAAAATGCTGATGGAAATAGATTTATTCGTAAAATAAATAATACAGATAGAAACTATGAAAGACTATCTTCTTTATTAAATTATGGATTTAAAGTTCCTATTATCTATCAAAAAAATAATCATATTCTTGATATGGAATATATAGATGGATTAGATATTAAAACTTACTTAAAAGTACATGGTATTGAATATCTATTAAATTTTTTATTTTCAATTATTGATAAAATGTCATATATGTCTATAGATAAAAACTATTCTGACATTTATAATTATAAATTATCCATAATTAATTTTGAAGATTTACCATTTAGTAAAGATGAATTATTATTAAAATTACCAAATATTTTGCCACAATCCATATATCATGGAGATATGACTTTAGAAAATCTTATTTATGCAAAAAATAATCAATTCTATTTAATAGATGCTGTGACTATAGAATATGATTCTTGGGTTTTTGATATAGCCAAGATGAGACAAGACTTGCATTGTGGTTGGTTTATCAGAGATAGTCAAGATCATAATCTAATGACATATGCAAATATGTTACAAGATAGGTTACTAACACGTTTTAGAATTGCCAATAACGATTATTTACTTATATTAATGTTATTACGAGTATTTCAACACGCCAAAAAAGATTCGTCAGAATACAATTTTCTTCTTAGTGAAATTCAAAAATTATGGAAATAATTATTCCCGCCGCTGGTTTATCATCTAGATTTCCTAATATGAGACCAAAATATACTCTAGTCGATTATTCTGGACAAATGATGCTCAAAAGAGCGGTTAATCCATTTCTTGGCAAGTACAATATTACAATAGGTATATTACAAACTCATAATGAAAAATATGATATAGTGAATTTACTTAAATATTATTTTAATGAAGATATAAATATTGTGGTCCTTGAACACGAAACCACAGGCCCAGCAGATACTGTCAAACAAATTATAGATAAAGCTAATTTATCTTTAGACTCTGAAATTTTTATTAAGGATTGTGATAGTTTTTTTGATCATTCTTATCTTGAAGGTAATTATATTTGTATTTCAAAATTATCTAGTAATAAAATAATTAGAAATCCTGGATCTAAAAGTTATATCATATCAAACGATCAAGGTATCATACAGAATATAATTGAAAAAAGTATTGTTTCAGATAAGTTTTGCGTTGGCGGATATAAATTTGAAAACTCAAGAATGTTTATTGATGCTTTTGACAGAATTAATAAAAATAATAAAGAAATTTATGTATCAGATATTATACAATATTGTTTAAGCAATAATCGTACTTTTCTTGAAAATATTGTTACAGATTATACTGATGTTGGCACAGCAGAAGATTGGTTTACTTACAATGATAAGGCGGTTATTTTTTGTGATATAGATGGCACCCTGATTCAAGCACAGTCTAAACATCATTACCATCAACCCACTATACCATTACCAGAAAATGTTACAAAATTACAGCAATTACTTGCTGATGGTAATCAAATAATTTTTGTCACAGCAAGACCACGATCTGCTGAAGAATATACTAGAAAAATGTTAAATGATTTGGGTTTTAATAATTGTCAATTAATAATGAATTTATTAAATTGTAAAAGAATATTAATTAATGATTTTAATACAGCCAATCCATACCCAAGAGCCATAGGTATAAATATTCAAAGAAATAGTGACACACTTAAGGAGTTTATATGATAACATCAACAGACATTTCCAATTTTCTAAATACTCAACAATATAATCAATCAACTGAATTATGTGAACTTATGGAAAAACATAAATCAGATAAGAGTCTATTAAAAGGTTGGCATAATTATACCACCATTTATAACCTCTTATTCAAGCATCTTCAAAATGAACCAATAAATCTTTTTGAGGTTGGTATTTTTCATGGATATTCCTTGTGGGCATGTTC